GATGGATCAGACGGCAATGATGGGATGATCGGAGCGACCGGGGCTACGGGTCCGGCGGGAAATGACGGAGCCACTGGCGCGACGGGTCCGACCGGCGCAACCGGCGTCACTGGAGCCACGGGTCCCGCTGGAAACGATGGGGCTGTCGGAGCGACCGGCGCAACAGGCCCGACCGGCGCAACCGGCGTTACCGGAGCCACGGGCGTTACCGGAGCCACGGGCGCGACTGGCCCTGTCGGTGCAACAGGCGCAACCGGCGTACCGGGCGATGACGGCAATGATGGAGATATCGGACCGCCCGGCCTGACCGGGGCGACAGGCGCGACCGGGGCTACGGGTCTGACAGGAGCCACGGGTCCGACCGGCGCAACCGGCGTCACTGGAGCGACCGGCGTCACTGGAGCGACCGGCGTCACTGGAGCGACCGGGGCAACGGGCGTCTATGGTTTCAACTATGCATTCAACACTGCTACTTCGGGAGACCCGGGCAGCGGAAAATTCCTGTTGAACAATGCTACGTTTGCGAGCGTGACTTCTCTCAACGTTAGCAAGACAGATGGGAATGGGAACAGCCTCGGTACGCTCATCAATACTCTACTGAGTAGCTCCAGCAACACCTCCACTATCGTCTTCATGACGCCAGACGGTACAAAGATGTTTGTGCTGCTTGGCAGTGGTGTGCCTGTCGATCATACGACCTATTGGACAGTCAACGTCACTCCTTCTGTCACTTCGGGCTCGCCTACGAACGGCCTCGCTATGGGCATGTCGATTGATAAGACCGGTGACATAGGTGTGACTGGCGCAACCGGTGTGACTGGGGCCACGGGAGCGACCGGCGCAACTGGCGCAACTGGCGCAACTGGCGCGGCTGGGGCGGGCTCGACAGGTCAATATCCGGGTACAGCGACCAATGATAACGCGACTGCTGGCAACATCGGTGAATATGTTACCGCGTCTGTTGCCAGCGGTGTATCGCTCGCGAGTGCCACGGCGAAAACTATCACTAGCATTTCGCTTACCGCTGGTGACTGGGATGTCGAGGGCGTTGTGGAGTTCACTGGCGGCGGTACTACGCCCGCCATTACTGCGCTCTATGTCGGAACGAGTTCTACGAATAACACTCTCGGAGGTCTCGGCACCTATACAAAAAGTGCTGGGCAAGAGAGCATCACGACCGGTTCGGGCGCTAATAGCACGCTTGATCGTATGGCTCCCACAACGCGGTACAGTTTGTCAGGTACGACGACCGTCTATCTGATAGCGCAGGCCACTATCGGCGGCTCCGGCTCGCCTACGTGCTCGTGCGGAGGCTTCATTCGCGCGAGGCGCATGCGTTGACGGATCAACATCCGTGTGCTACCGGAGCTATGGTTTAGTTAAGGAGTGGCCCCCGCAATGCGTTTCCATGTTCTCGGCATTCCGCACACGATCTCGACCCCGGAGTATTCGAGTTGTGCCTTTACCCAGAAGGTCGTCAAGCTCTGCAAGATGCTGACGATGGAGGGTCACGAAGTCTTTCACTATGGACACTCCCAGTCGAAGGTCAGTTGCACAGAGAATGTTGTCTGCACGACGCCGCAGGACTTGAAAATTTCCTACCCGGGCCATGACTGGCGCAAGAGCGGTTTCCCCGACTACAAATTATCCGATCACTGCTATCAGGCGTTTTACTGTAGCGCGAAGGAAGAGATCGGTCGCCGCAAGCAACCCGGAGACTTCCTTCTCTGTCCGTTCGGGATGGGACACAAAGCGGTTGCTGACGCGCATCAGGACATGCTCGTGGTGGAGAGCGGCATTGGCTATCCGCACGGCACCTTTGCTCCCTACCGAGTTTTCGAAAGCTACGCGATCATGCACGCGTATCAGGGCACGGCGGCGGCAATCGACGCGCGCAATGATTTTTGGTATGACGCCGTGATCCCAAATTCTTTTGATCTCGACGAGTTTGATTTTTCGGATAGCTTCGATCTTCCCGACGATGAAGGCTATTTCCTCTTCCTAGGTCGGCAGAACTCAGGCAAAGGCCTGCACATCGCCAAGCAGATCGCGGAAACGACAAAGACCAAGCTCGTCGTCGCTGGCCCCGGCCCGCTGGAGATGCCATCCGAATTTGTCCAACCACTGGGCGTCGTCGGCCCGGCGAGGCGGCGCAAACTTCTGAGCCAAGCCACGGCGACAATATGCGCCTCGACTTTTCTCGAACCATTTTGCGGGGTGCAGATCGAAAGCATGCTCTCGGGTACGCCGGTCGTCTCGTCGGACTGGGGCGCGTTTGCGGAGTATAACGTCCACGGCCAGACGGGCTACCGATGCAAGACTTTCGAGCAGTTCGTTTGGGCTGCAAACAATATCGGAGGGATTAAACGGCAGCAGTGTCGTAACTGGGCCATGAACTTTTCGCTGGAGAAAATCGCTCCGATGTACTCGGACTACTTCCGTTCGTTGCAGGATATTTACGGCGGAAAAGGCTGGTATGAGACGCGCACGGATCGGCAAAATCTAAGCACGTCGAGCTTCTGAATGGTTTCAAAATTCTAAACCGAACTTGCTAGTTGTTTTCCTCAATTGTGTGCGGTAATCTCTCGCCAACAATGCAGACGTTCTGACCCCGCATGTGCGAGCGCGTCGAACCTCCTGCATCAGATTTTGCCAGAGACCTCCATGGGGAGGTGTGCTGAAAAGCCCTCATCCCTAGGAGAGTACCATGGTCAATGTGTCCACTCAAATTTCGGACGTTATCGTTCCCGCTGTCTTCACTCCGTACACCCAGCAGCTCACGATGGAGAAGACCGCGATCATTCAGAGCGGCGTCGCTGCTCGCGATGACTTCCTCGACAATTTGCTCGCTGGCGGCGGTCTGACCTTCACCGTGCCGTCTTGGCAGGACATCGGCGATCCGGCGGAGAACGTTTCCTCGGATGACCCGAACACCTCTTCGACCCCGAACATCACTCAGACCTCCGCCGAAGTCGCGGTGCGCCTCTCGCGTAATGCGAGCTGGAGCACGATGCGTCTGGCGACCGCTCTGGCCGGTTCCGATCCGATGCAGTCCATCGCCTCGCGCGTTTCCGACTACTGGGTCCGCCGGTTGCAGCGCGCGTTCGTCGCAGTTGCCAACGGCATCTTTGCCAACAACGCTCTGGCCGACCCCACGCTGGGCCGTTCCGGGCAAGTCGGCATCAATGCGGCCTACGGCACTCAGAATGACTTGACCCACGACGTTTCGGGCGTGTCGTTCTCGGCAGGCGTGACCAACTTCTCAGGCTCGGCGTTTATCGATGCCTGCACGCTGCTCGGCGACGCCGCCGAGGACGTGACCGCCGTGTTCATGCACTCCATCGTCTATTCGACGGCGCAGAAGAACAACCTGATCGACTTCGTCCCGGACAGCGAAGGCAAGGTCAACATTCCGACCTTTATGGGCCGTCGCGTGATCGTTGACGACGGTATGCCCAACCCCGCTGGCGACGCCAGCAACGGCGCGCAGACCGCCGCAGGCATCTATCATACGTGGCTTGTGGGTCCTGCCGCGTTCCGGCTCGGCGTGGGTACGCCCATCGTGCCGACCGAAGTCTTCCGCAATCCGGACCGTGGTAACGGCGCGGGTAGCGATACTCTCTACAACCGCGTCGAGTGGTGCATCCATCCGGTCGGCCATGCCTACGTTGGCTCGCCCGCTACCGATGGTGGCCCGACCAACGCCGCGACCGCGAACAACCTCGCGTATTCCCACTCGTGGGTCCGCGTGTTCCCGGAACGCAAGCAGATCAAGCTTGCCCGCCTGATCACCCGCGAGAGCTAAGGCTCTCGTCGAGCGCTTGCATTATTAAGAGCCCGCTCGGCAATCGGGCGGGCTCTTTCTCTTTCGGAGGATCACCATGGCCAATCAGCTTTCCGGTCAGACCACGCCCTCGCCGCGTGAATACAACAAACATCAGCGTCATGCCCCGTATGCCCGTCTGCGGCATTCGCAGCAGGCCATTGCTTTCCTCGCCGCGCAGGCCGCGCGCTTGTCGAGCACCGCTGCAACGATTTACGCCAAGCTGACCAAGTACGGTGCGGACCGTGTCAAGGCCGCTACCAATATCAGTCAGCTCCCCTGATCTAATTGCTCGACGTAGCGGGCTAAGAGGGGGACACTTTCGGTTCGCACGTTTGAGCATAGGGGTCGGGAGAGCAGACTTCGCATCTGACTTCCGACCCCGACCTATTCTGTCCCCCGCACCATGAGGTGAAATAATGCCTACGTTCCCCAAAGAAGCTATCAAGCAAATTCTCGAAGGTCTCGACCACACGAACGATGCGCTCTGGACCGACGATGGTGCGCCGCTCGTGACCGAGGTGCAGCGCCTCGCGAACGACAAGACCATCACCCGGGCGCAGATTAATGATGCCTTCCCCGGCTTCGCGCGTAAAACGACCGACAGCGTCCCCGAGGATGTGCAGCCCGACGATGAAGCTGCCGAGACGAAAGCCTCGACCGACCTGATCATCGAGCCGGTTGCGGCTGGGCCGAAGATGGATGACGAAGACAGCGACGAGCCACTCTCGCCCGAGCAAGAGCACGAGCGTCTCCGCAAATTGGCTCTTGCCCGCGTGCATGCGGCAGAAGAGGCAGTCGCAGCGGCTAAGAGTGCCGTCTCGGAAGCTCAGCGCGGCGTGCAACAGGCCGAAGCCCGTCTTACTCGTGCGCTCCAAGTCTACAGCTCGAAGTATCCGCCGATCTCTCCGGCCGAAGCGATCAAAATCCATCTTGCTCGGCAGCAGGAGCTTCTTCGGGAGCGCGTGACCGGTTCGCGATTTGAGCCCAATGTCGCGGCGAACCCGGTCGATCAGACCCTCATGGACCGCAAACGCAACAATGGTCGCAATGGGCGAGGCCCGACGCCGGGGCCATTCCTTCCCCGCAAAGCAGCGGTGAACTACTAAAGAGGTCTCTGCCCAATGGTTTCGCTCATCTCGGGCAAGGCTACCCCCAAAGCGCCGCCGTGCAGCGATGCAGGCGGCGCTTTAGCATAGAAAGCACGAGTGATGACCGCGATCTTTTCGGTACAGGATGAGACAGGCACCGTCGCGCAAGTGACGATAATGCCCTCGCCATCGCCCGCCCAGCATATTACGGTCGGCGACACGGGCGTCTATGCGGGCTTCCCGGATGACGGGACCGCCAGTTTTGCAACCCCGACGTTTCAATCCCTCCCCTTCACTGTCAGTCAGGTTCTCGATGACGAGCATTTCTCGGTCTCGACGATCAATGCGAACATGGCCGACTGGCCCGCGTTCGGGCAGATCACGTGGACGACTGGCGCGAACACTGACGAGACCTCGACCGTGTCAGAGATTGACGGGGCGAACGCGTACATTTCGGTCGAAGAGTTTACCAAATATCACGCGGCGCGCGGCAACGCGGTCCCGGCGGACGCTACTGTGCAGCAAATAAGGGCTGCCATCGTGCAAGGCACGGACTATCTTGATCAGCGCTATCGCTACAGCGGCGTAAAGCGCTTGCAGACTATCGGCTCCGCCGTGATGGATGCGAACGCCACTTTCCTCGAAACGTGGCTCACGCCCTATGCGTTGAATGGCGTCTCCTACCTCACGCCGACGACCTCGAAGCAAAGCACGGAATGGCCGCGACAGGGCGTCATCGACTTCAACGGCGACACGGTCAACGGCATCCCCAAGCAGATCAGGGCGGCGTGCGCCGAGCTGGCGATCAGGGTCCTCAACGGGACCGTGCTCCAGCCGGACTACGACCCCAACCTCGTCGGCGCGGGCGGCGTCGTCTCGTCGATCACCAAGAAAGTCGGCCCGCTGGAGACTGTGACCGCTTATGACACCAAGCTAGGAATTGGCTTCTTTGCGTCTTTCCCTATGGTGGATCGAATGCTCTCGAAAGCGGGGCTGCTCAACTCGGGCGGCGGCCGGACAGTCATCCGGTAAGCCGCGAACATGCTAGTTGTTCGCCCCCATAGGATAACATAGAATGGCCACGAAATTCGACTACCAAGGCGCTATCACGGATGCCGACAACCTCATCCAATACTTCGGGATGGACGCGGTTCTCCGGCGCGCAGGGAGTAGCCCAGAAGATCGGCCCTGTCGGGTCGTGATCATCAGCTACGATCCGCGCGAGAAGCCCGCCGACCTTGCTAATCCGACCGACCGAAAGGTCATCATGTCGGCGGCAAATTCGGAGGTGCAACTGATGCCGCCGGATAATGAACAGGATCAATTGGTGACGTTCGTGCAGCCCCCAACGAGCCCGCCCGTGATCCACGAAATTCTGCCGTTGACTTGTAAGCCCAAGCCAACTGCGCCTGCCGGGGTAACTGTTCTCTGGGAATTTACGGTACGGCGATGAGCGCAAAGGTAGATCGGCGGCAACTGATTTTGGATAGGCTTGTGACCCTCTTGTCCGGCCTGACCATTCAACTTTCTACGGGAACGATCCCGGCGGGAAACATCGTGCATAATCGCGATGAACTCCCGAAGGAGCTTGTCCCGGGCATCATCCTCTTGGATGCTGACGAGGTTCGTGATTTTAACTTCCCCTCTATGCAAGGGCGGAGTGAGCGTCCCGGACCCGGTATCCTGAAAATGACGCCGGAGATTTATGTTGTGCTCGACGTTCGCAAACCGAAGAACGTGCTAGTCGGGCAGGACTTGGGTTTAGCGCGTGTGGCGATCATCAATCTGATCCTACACGATAGGGACCTACAGGCCATTACAGGGTCGAGTGGGTCAATACTATACGACGGATGCGTCACTGACCTCGCGCGCAACCGGCAGATGAAGGGGCAGATGGGCTTGAGCTTCACGTTCTCATACCCGTTCATCCCTGACGAGTTCGCGGCAGCCTAACGGAGAGAACCTATGCCCATTGGAAACGAACATATCGAGGGCTCCCTCGTTAGCCCGAACATCGGCAACTACTACATCGGCAAGGGCATCGTCAGCATCAAGCTGCTTGGCGAGACCGAGTTTGTTGACTGCGGCAACGTTCCGCAGTTCGAGTTTCTGGCGAAGGTCACTCAGCTTGACCACTTCTCCAGCCGGACCGGCGTTCGTGTCAAGGACTTCACCGCCGTCATTGAGATCGCGGGCTCACTTACGATGCAGCTCGAAGAGCTGACCGCGCGCAACATGGGCTTCGCTCTGCTCGGTCTGCCGACCGGCGGCCCGTCGCCGGTCCCGGATACAATCGACATCTTCTCCAGCCCGGTCATCTACGGCTCAGTGCGGTTCGTCGGCACCAACGACATCGGCCCCATCTGGACGGTGAACTTCCCTCTCGTGAAACTGTCGCCCTCGAAGGCTCTCGGCCTGATCGCGAATACGTGGGGCGTCATCGATCTCGAAGGCGACGTGCTGTTCGATCAGTTGCAACAGACCTTCGGCACCGCGACCGTCTCGCTGCCGAACTCGCCTACCAGCAACCTCTAAGCTATCAGCCCGTGGCCTGTTTTCAGCATCCGTTGAAACAGGCCACGGGGCTTATGGTTTCATAGGCCAAAACGGACAGAAAATGTCCGTTTCGGCGTATGAAGTATCCCCACCGGAGAACTCCCCCATGACCGATGAACCCCAAGACCCCGCTGCCGACCCTGTAGTGGCTCAGGATGCGCCTGCCGCCGACCCAGCCCCGGAAGTCGCCGCCGACCCGGCAGCCGCTCCAGACCCCGTTTCTGAGGCTCCGGCCGCCGACCCGGCCCCGGAAGTCGCCGCCGACCCCGCTCCGGCGGCTGATCCGGCTCCGGCTGCCGACCCCGTAGCGGACGACGAGGACCTCGAAATCGAGATCACCGAAACGATCCGGGTCCACAATCCGAACGCCCTTCGTGGCGTCCCCGCCGGTCCGCCTCCGCATCCGCGTACCGTATAAAGTTTCTACCCTATCGAATGTCCCCCTTCGAATAAGGAATAGATTATGAGCACCAAGCCGGGCCTCAATCTGGCCGATCTCGCCCCAATGTATGAAGACGTGCCAATTGGAGACAGCTACCTCCGCGTCCACGGTATCAGCGCGAAGACCGGCCTCGAAATCTTCAAGCGCTTTCCCAAGGTTCTGGGAATGGTTGGTGAAGGGTTCAATCTCGGAAACTTTCTGGCAGTAGCTCCCGATGCCGTGGCCGCGATCATCGCAGCCGCAACCGACAACCTCGGCGATGAGAAGGCAGAAGCGGTAGCAGCCGGGCTCGGGGTCGAGACCCAGTTTGATATTTTGGAAGCGGTAGGGAGGCTTACCTTTACAAGAGGGTTCGCCCCTTTCGCGGAGAGGATCATGGCCCTCGCAGGCGCAGCCAACTCCGGCCTCTCTTCAAAGGTGCCGGATTTGAAATCGCCGCCAGCATCGAAGCCCTCATCGCCGCCGGACACCCCCCAAGCGTAGTCTGGGACTACACCCCCAGACAGATGGCAGCTTTCACGTTTCTCGCGGTCAAACGGAAGAACCGTGAGGACCATGCCTCGCTCTCGTTGATGCTACTCGCGCAGAGTGGTGACGAGAAGGCGGTCAAGAAGCAATTGGAGACTTGGGAGAGGGATGCCTGATGCCCCTTCGCATCACAACCGATAAGATCGCGGCCCCGAAGTTCAAACAGAATTTGGCTGGGCTCCGAGACCGGTTCGAGAAGGCCCTGACTGCCTCAGTCAACATGGCTGCGTCCATGATCAAAGAACAGGCCGATGCGGATATCGCTGGAGCTGGAAATTTCGGACAACGCTGGACGGAGGGCCTGCATGTAGACGTGAGCGACACGCTCGGCAACATGCGGATCAGCGTCACGCATGATATCCCTTATGCCGGGATTTTCGAGACCGGCGGTGTGATCAAGGGAAATCCATTCCTCTGGATACCGATCAGCGGGACGGATGCCGAGCGCACTCCCGCAAGCGCGTATAGTGGAGGGCTCTTCTCCGTCAACCGCAAGAGCGGCGGCCCACCGCTGCTCTTCTCCATTTCGGATAAACAACCGAAGTATTTCGGGGTCGAGAGCGTCACGATCCCGAAGAAATTCCATACCGGCGAAATCGTGAAGAGTGTGATGGGGAATTTCCGTCAGATATTCGATAGCGCGTTTAGGAGTAGGACCGTCTGATGCCCAATCTTGACGACATCACGCAAAAGATTTTGATCGACGGCGACGCCGAGGTCATCAATAAGCTCAGTGAGATCGGAGAGAAAGGCTTCGAGGCGATCAAGGAGCTTAGCGAAGCTGCGGAGAGCGGAGCGAGCGGACTTGAAATCTTCGGGACAGCAATCGGCGAAGTAGGCGCGACGATCATCGGGGTCGTCGGCGCGATCTCAGCGTTCGTCGATGCCAATGACGAAGCCATCCAGCGTACCAACTTCCTCGCGCAGGCGTTCGGGGCCACGACTGAGCAAGTCGTCGGGCTCGAAGCCGCGTTTGCCGCTGCTGGCGTCAGCACGCGCACCTTCGAGCAGTTCGCCCAGCGGCTCACGACGACCATCGCGCGTGAGTGGCCCGCGATTACCGAGAGTATCCGGACTTCGTCCAATGAGCAGGACGCGGCTCAGGAGCGCGTTGTCTCTTCGACCATCAAAGTGCAGGAGGCCCAGCGGGCGCTTGGTTTCGTAAATGACGAGACCGCCAGCAAGATCGCTAACTCGTCCCTTCGGGCACAAGCGGCATACACCGCGCTCCAGTTCGCGGCCTCCCATGCGCTCCAGCAAATCCAGCACGACACGGATAGCGTGCGCGGTGCCGATCTTAGTCTGGAGAGCGCGCAACAGCGGCTCGCCGAGCTAGAAGGCCGCCCAGTATCGGAAGCGGACAAACAGGCCCTTCAAATTCGCGAAGCTCAGCTTGCCGTGGACAAAGCCCGGCAGGCGGCAGCGGATGCCCGCATAGCGCAGCAGGAGCATGCGGCGCAAGCGGCGGCTAAGCAAGCTCAGCTCGAACAAGCGGCGGAGGACGCCGCCCTAAAACACGAGACTGCCATTTCCGAGGCTGCGACCTCGCGACAGAAGGCGGAAGAGGCCGTGCGCTCTGCGATCACCGCTCGCGCCGAGGCCGAGGATCGCGCTCAGCAGATCGCGCTCAAGAGCATCCCGGCGATCAAGTCGGCAATCGAAGGGCTGACCGATGGTAGCAAGGCGGCCACGACGGCTATCGATCTGACGCAAGTTTCGGTCACCAATCTGACTAAGGGCATCATTGCTGCCGCTCAGGTCGGCGATAAGCCGCCGACCGGTTTTCAGGTTATGGTCGAGCTGTCCCGTGTTCTTTCCAGCGAACAGGGCAAGCTCATCGACAGCTCGCAAAAACTCGCTATCGTCCAGCAGCTCAGTCAGCGCGGTTTCAGCACAACGAGTGGAGCGGCCTTTGAGCTGCTCAACGCGCTGGAGCGCGGGCCGGAGTATTTCAAGAGGTTCGAGAACGCGGCCAAATCCCATTTCTCGGTCAACGAGCAAGGGCGGCAGAACGTCGAACACTTTAGAGATGCTATCGCTGCGCTAGGTCAGAGCATCGAACTTGTCAATCGCGACTTCGCGGCTGCCGCGAGCCCAATCTTCACGAGCTTCCTTGAAGCGCTCAATGAGAGCCTGACCACGAGCGACGGGCTGCTGCATGCGGTCGTAGCGGGCGTTCAAGCTATCGGTGCGGGTCTTGGGGTCGTTATTGAGGGCTATCAGAAGCTCGCGACTGCGATTGATCATGCGTTCAATCTTGAGCCCGGGAGGGCGATGCAGGCTCTTATTGGGGCGGCTATCACGGCGGTTGCGCTCTTCGCATCCGCGTGGCTGGCGGTCCCGGCTGCGATTGCGGTCGTGGTGACAGCTATCGGCTACATCGCGGAAAACTGGGATAAAGTACGAGAAGGGGCAGCTCGCGCATGGGAGGCGGTCACCAATAGCTCGGTAGTCAAATTCTTGGAGAGCGTCCTCGAAGAGGTGAAGGCTATCTGGAGTTTCCTCTCGAAGATCGTCGCGGCAGCGAACACCCTATCTCCGATAAGCGGCAAGAGCGGCGGCGCGAGTGCTGGCGCGGGAGGCAGCGAAAGTGGCGCGCAGGGGTTCGCGGAAGGCGGCCCCATCAACGGCCCGGGAACGACTACGAGCGACAGCATCCTCGCGCGCCTGTCGCGCGGCGAGTTCGTCATCAAGGCAGCGGCGGTGCAGACATATGGCGCTGGGCTCTTCCATGCGCTGAACAACATGATGCTGCCCGGCTTCGCGTCCGGTGGCCTCGTGCCATCTCCGGTCCGTCTGCCCGGCGGCGGCAGCGTGCCCGCGACGAGCACATTGAACTTGTCAATCGACGGACGATCCTTTAATGGTTTGCGGGGGCCGAAGAGCACGATTGACGACCTCTCCAGCTTCGCGATTGCCCGCCAGACTTCGGCGGCGGGTAGCAACCCTTCATGGATGAAGTAAATGCCCAAAGACGCACTGGGACACGGAAGTAATCCTAGAGGCCTCGCGGGCGAACACTTGCCCGTGTGGTATCACGGCTCGCCGACCGGCTTTCCCGGTCTGACTGGCCCTATCCATGTCGGCACTTATCGCGCCGCCCGCATGGCGCTTGAAGCGCGCATCGGCGTGCCTGCGGATGGGAAAGGCTGGGACGGGACGCGAGAGTATGGAAAGACGCTGCTCGCCGGAAAGGAAACGCTCGCTAAAATGGAGAGTGGCGAGAAGCCCTACTACAATAAGTATCCGGCGTCCGGATACAATGCAGGTAGTTGCGACGAAGAGGTCCCGCAAAAAGACTACTATCCAGATCAGCGAAAGAGCTTGCCGACGATGGGGAGGGACCGAACGCCAATGTCATTGACCATGCGCCCGGCTGTCCGGGCCTATCAGATAAATGGCCCGATGAAGAACTCTCCGGGAACGCCGTACACCGACACGCGAGCCAATGCTCTTGCCCGAGCGCAGCAGACCAAGGGCAACGGCAAGCACGGCTTCTATTACACAAATGATGCCGAAGACAGCGGCAGTATCTCGGCTGTCGTGCCGAACCACGAGCACTTAACAGGATTGGTAGAATAGCATGCCCGGCGGATTTGAAAACATTCTCCCCGCGAATGCGGATACGATCCTAACGATCTCATCGTTCGGGAACATGCTGTATCAGGCGCGTGGCCTGACGCAAACCCTGTCCGTGATCGGCGAGGCAACTCAGCAGGACCGCACGATCAACGGCACTCTCGTCGATCTCTCAGTCGCGCAGTTCCGCAAGTATTCCTCGAAGATCACCTCTCCGAGCGATACGAACGCTCCGCCGCTCGACGGCGTCTTCCCCGGTATGATCGTCACCGTACAGTGCGCGGTCGGGCTCTCGTATCTCACGAGCGGCGGGAACGGCCCCAACCATCGCACGCCAGTCTCCGGCTCTGTCTATACCGAAGGAGCATACACCTTCTATCGACCCGAACTCACGATGATGGTCAAGACCGTCGAAACTCAGTTTGATGAATGGAAGAACGTGGTAGGCTGGACCTTAGAGCTTGAGGAAGTCTGATGAAAGATGCCAAGGGTCACGGCAGTAACGCGCATAATTCCGGCATCGATAAAATTCCGGGCTGGAGCCCGGTCAAACTTGTGCCGACGAATAGCCTCCGTCCGCGCCCAGAGAATACCGCGATGATTGAGAAATTCAAAGCGCGAGATGCGGCCAGCGAGAGGGCTTTTCGCGAAGCATATCCCGGAGAGAAATACGTGCCGTATCCGGGCGACATGCGCTACAAAGTAGACGAGATCAGAAAGACGATCCGGACAGGGGGCTCTCTTCCGCCGCTCGCGGTCAACAAAGACAACACGATAGAAGACGGCGAAAACCGCTGGAATGCCTATAAGGCCGAAGGCGTAAAGATGATCCCGGTTAGGATTAAAACTAGATGACCCTCCCCTTCACCTTCGCGTGGGTCGATGAGACCCAGACGACCTTCGATCCGAACACGATGAACGTGTTCGACGAGGACATCTTCTCGTTCGTCATCCAGCACGACGAGGGACAAATCCCGACGCTTGACATCATCGTAAAGAACCCCCGCATCGGGCTGCTCTCGCCCGGGCGCAAAGTCTGGGCATGGCTTGGATGGCAGAGCCCGGCGTCCGATCCGAACTATCACGGAGCGCTCGTACCGCTGTTCTTCGGCGTGCTTGTTGGCGTCCCTACGAGCCTCTTCAAGGAGAAGGTGACGCTCCAGTTCATCGCGCGCTCGCCGCAGTTCATTGCGAACAAACAGGCGCTCGCCGAAACCATGAAGACCTCGCCCTACTACGATCCGATCTTTATTGAGACGACCAAGCGGGATGACCCGGACACGATCCTCGAAGGATGGTCGGCGCTCTGGCATATCGACCGCACGTCGCTCGCGATCACCGCGTCCGACATCCTCGTTGGCGAAGACGGCAACGCCGAGTTCGACGAGGATCACGCGTTCTACGATAGCGTCTCGCTGCAATTAGGGCAGCCCCCGCTCGTGAACATCCGCGTTGAGGCCACTGTCAATTGGACCCAGCGCACGTCGGGCTTCTTCAAGGTGCCAGCAGTCAACATCTCCAGCTATACGGGCGAGACGCTGCTCAGCGATTGGCCGAAGCCCGGGGCAAGCCTCGGCGGCGGGTACAAGTGCGAGACAAGCTTTGTGACGGATGTCTACTTCATCTCCGAGACGCCAAACACGTCTTACAACTATTCGTGGACGAACTCTGACCCCAATCCGGGTCAGTGCTCGACCGCGTCGTCGTCGTATTCGTCGAGCGGCCCTGCCCTGCTTGCGCCCGATCCGTTGCAAAATGTGTTGACGAGTTACTATCGAGGCGGCGTCTGCTTTCCAGACAGTGATCCGCCGACCAATACCTCCCTCGAAGCGTCTTCTAGCGGCGTGATCATTCCGCTCTGGAATGTTTCGATGGACATGACAATTCGCTATGACGCGAACCGGCAGTTCTCGGAAGTGCTGTCATTCGACATGCTTGCAAACGTGCAGGGCATTCTCGCTTCGCCAACTGTCGATCAAAACACTGAATTGCTCACAGTCTCGTCGGTCGATATCGGGCAACCGCTGATCGAAGTGGACGCGTGGACTGATTTTGCGGGCAGGCACGTCAGTCTCGCACAGATGATCTTCCCGAACAACCCAACTACGCCGGGAGGTCTATCGTATCAGGTTTGCGTGCAGGCTGGCACCGCTGGCGTGGTCGAGCCGGTATTCAGCGACATCCCCGGCTTCATCACGAATGATAATGGCGTCGTCTGGGCCAGCCTCGGTACGCAAGGCGTGTCGCAGGCCTCGGCTTGGGCTCCGGGCGCGTATGTCCCGCTCGGGCAGATCATGCTTCTGCAAAATCAGGTATTCAACACGAGCACCGGCACCTTCGAGGATGTCCCCGGAGCAACGAGCTATTATCTCTGCACCACGGCGGGCCAGACGAACGGCAAGTACATCGTCAAGACGTACACGCCCCCAGTTACGTCCAATGTCGAGCCCACTCCAGCAGTCCGCCACATCAACTATATCAAGCAGCCGAACTTCTCGACGGTGGTAGGCGCGTCAATTGCGGACGGCACCGTGATCTGGACCGTACTCGGCACGTCTCCCGCGCTTCTGGGTATCCCGATTGGCGGCACCGCGAACGACGTGCGAGCGCGCAGCTACTTCCCGACATCTCGGGGCATTGCCAGTGTCGAGTATCTTATCAGTCGCGCTCGTGCTCGTCTGCGGTTCCGGGCGCGAGCGGTGAAGATCGGCTGGGAGTGTCGGTTCGCCGACGCGGTCCCGCTCTCGTGCCGTAAGAACGGCACGCTGTTCGATCCCCGGCTCCCCGGCGGCGCGGCCACTGGCAAGATCACTGCGTACTCGCTCTCATGCAGCGGCGACGGCAAGCTTCGGGGCAAAGTCGAAATCGGATGTGCCATTGGTTTCGGCGACAGCATTGACGAGATCACGGGAACGCCGGAGTACGCGGCTCCCGGCTACATGCAAGTCGGATATCAACGCTATGACGGAGCGATGGTGCCACACGGTAGCAATGACACTACGTTTTCATTGCCGGTCTACGGCGGGTTCGATGATGGGCTTCACTTCCCCCTCCGCTGGCAAGATGTTAGCGATGGC